CCATCATCGGCAGGAAGGCGGCTATCTGCTCCGGCTTGAGCACTTCTAGCTGCTCCTGCGTCAGTTTGCCCCACCGGATGATGCACAGCGATTTGATTTGGTCCGGCGTATAGTGTCCGGACGAAAGCAGGAAGCAAGCGTAGTGCAGTTGCTTCTGATCCAGTTCGCGCCAGTCGGTAGGGACGGTGATGTCTATTCTCATAACCAAAAGCCTCCTGAGTTCTTATTGTTTTTGTAGGAATAGTCTGCCCAGTACTTGGCAGCCTCGGAATTCTCCCAGTTAGGGAAGGTGTCGGGATGCTTGCGTATCCAGTCCACCATCTGACGTGCCACACGCTTGCCCTCTTCCGGCGTCATCTTATCGGTGAGCTTCCGGACAATGTACTGCTTGACCATGAAAGCGAGCGTTGAGAGCGGTTCGTTGACGGTGGTGTCATAAGCGTAGTCCCGGATTGCGGAGAGTACCTCGGACGAGAGGACGCGGCGCGCCAGCATCTCTTCCATTGCGATGATTCTTATTTTGTCGGACAGGTAGCTGGCAAAGAAATCCTTCGTCACCTCCTGCATCCGTTGCGCCTCGTAACCTTGGAAGACGGTACCACCAAGGACAGCGCCGTTGAGAATCGCATCCAGTGCCTCGATAGCTTCGTCCACTTGTGCCTTCAGTCCGTCGAGCAGCGCATTGACACGGTCACGGGATGCCGGCGCGACATTGTTATCGGACACGATACCGAAACCGTTTTCCGTCAGGATGAGGTCGAGCGACGGTATAGCACGCCGGAAGCCTTCGTTGGCGACGATGATCTTGGCGTAGGTCAAGGCGCTTTCGTTCTCGGCGATATCGTCATACTTGACTACTCTCGACTCCAGCCATGCTTCGGCTATCGTCAGATGCGGCGTGATCTTCGTGAACAGGTCTTTCTCTCCTTCGACGGCGGTCACCACATTCGGGATGTACGCCGTCAGGAGATCGTTGTTAGTGATGTATTTCATTGGTTATCCTCCTTTCCTTGGTCCTTGGTCTGTTTGATATCCTTGTGCTCGTCGAGGGTGGTGAGCTGCATGATTTTGCACTCGGGCTTCACGCCTTCCCATTTATTGATGTAGCAAACCATCTGGTGTACACGCAGCATCAGGTCGTGGGTGGGTTTGTTCAGCAGCTGGGCAATCATGTACAGTTCGCGTTTGTCGGAGCCGGAGTTATTGGACTGCGACTTGCCGGGCACGGAGCCGACGAGGTTCGAATGAACGCCCATCACGAAGCACACCATGTTGATGGCTTCCTGGATATCTGTCTCCCAGTCGCCGCCTTCCTTGCCCTGTTCGAGGTTGGTGATGGTGATGTAGGGATTGGGTTTGCCGGTGCCCGGGTCGAGGTACGCACCGGTGAAGATAGCTCTTCCGGAGTTCTCTGCGCCGGTGAGGAAATTGATTATCTCCGTCTTCTTGGCGTTGACAGCCTCCTGTTGGGCCTTCTCATCGGTGACGCCGGCACGCTGGAACAGTTCCTGCCAGTACTCGTCCTGAATGGTGATGATATACTTGAGCGGGGCGGCATTCTTGAGCTTGGAGTACTTACCGATGGCGATGAGCTGCTTGATGTCGTACCACTTGCCCTTGAACAGGGAAGCGTAGTACGGAATCGGGTAATAGGTGCTGTCCGGAGTCGGGAAGCGCGTCACCATGGCGAACTGCACTTCGCCTTCCTTCTTGCCCTTGGCTTTCTGCATATACTGCTCCAAGTCATAGAGCGGGTCATCCGGATCCAGCAACACAAAGCGCTGCACCTTTTCCGGCGTATCCGTGTCCCGCCACTGACCATAGAACACATACTGCCGTGCGGCGTCCTTGGGACTGAACCGGCAGTACATCGACTCCAGGCGATTGATAGAAGCGATGGCGTCGCGTTTCTGGTTGAGGGTGAAGAGGGTGACGGCGAAGTCCCAGTACTTCATGTCGGTACCCATGCCGAGGTGGAACGAGGTGAGGTCGTTATGCAGCATGAAGCGCTGCACACCGTTTCGTGTCTCTTCGGTGGCATTCTCCGGCAGGGTGTACTCCAGACCGGCGGCATAGCAGTTCTTGATGTTATGCTGCATACAGGTATTGATGGTCTCGTCCTGCTCTATCTGGTCGAGGATCTTGAAGGGGATATCGTTCTTGATACCCCACGGCATATATTCCAGACCGTTTTTGAGCTTGGTCGGTTTGATGCCCTCGGTAGCGGACTCCTCCTTGAACACTTTCTCGGCGGAAGCCACAAAAGCAGCTGCCAAGGTGCTGCGTGAAACTTTGAACTCGTGAAATTCGATAGGTATAGTCTTCATAGTCGTGTTATAAAATCGGTGCAAAGATACACACACGCACACGGGATCAAAAACCACAAGGGTAGTTTGAACAAAAAAAAGCAGGGCGCTAACCCTGCTTTTGCTTTTGCACAATCTGCATGAAGACGATGTGATTGAACCGCCACACCTGCCAGTACTCCTCGCATTCCTTTGCCAACTCGACACCGCTGGAGCCGCTTATGAACTCCAAATGTGCCATAATTCTGCCGGACTGCTCCAGCAACTCATTCAGCTGCTCCACCCGGCACGCTTCCAATAACTCTTGAATAGTAATCATAATCAATAACTTTTTAACATTTTTTTATATCGCGGAGAGGCGAACGCCCGACCCGCTTGTATATCTGCCAACTCTTGCTTGGCTTGCTCTCGGCATATCTGATAGAGCCGACCACCCCAACCGAACTCGCTCATTTCCTCCTTGAACGCTCTGCGCATATCGGCGCTTATCTTTGCCGGAACTCTCGCCGGGGCTTTCTTCTCCGCCTTGACCGGAGAGGCTGCCGGCTTAATAACCGGCTGAACCTCTGCGGCTGCGAAAGCGGCAAACAAATCTAACTGCTTAATCATGCTGCAACTCCTTCCTTATTAAATACTACCTGCGACGCTGCGAACAGGAACACCACCGGGCACCACTTTTCACCTTTGCGCGGCTTGCCCCAAAAGAGCAACGCTTTTTCGCCTTTCTTCACTTGACCACCGCGGCGCTTCCAGCCCTCGAATGTATGCAGCTTTGCACCCTCTTTCACTCCATACGCTGCACGGAGCAAATCATTAGGCTTTACCAACTCGCGCCCCTCGCTGCTTGCTATGGCATCCAATTCATTGCACCACTCGCGCAACCACTGACGCAACTCTGACATCTTTTTTGATTTTGTACTCTCACTAACTTCTACTAACTCTTTCGTAGCGACTTCTTGAACTTTAGACTCTTTCATAATTGTACTGATTTTGATTGTTAAACTTGTTAATAAACTACTTTTTTGATTTCGTGATGCTTTATAAAGGTAGCAGATACAGCAACGCAAGATTTTACGCGACAAAATACAAGCCAAAGGTCTGGAGATTTTTCGATAAACGAAGCCTGACCTTGCATAGCGAAAGATGCGACTTACCTTTGCATCACAGAAACCGAAAGAGTAGTAACAAGTGGAACAATCCAGGACAGAAAGAGCAGAAGCCAAGAAGCGGCACGGAGAGACGAGAAGCACGAAAGCCCCCACGTGCCGAGTTCCGGCATGTATCGAGACGACGGATGGGTCTCCCACCGGACAGAAGACACCTTCCGGCGAGACAAAAAAGGGCAAAATTTGCATATGTCAAAAAAAAGTCGTACCTTTGCACTCGATTTCTGTATCACTGCCCAATCTTAAAGATAGTACATTTTTAAGGATTGGCGGTTATGAGTGTTTCAAAAAGTCATTTATCAGATTACAATGCGCTTCCCGCTCCGGCTCGGAAGTGGGTTCTTCGTGTGCTCAGGGATTGGGCTGGTTGGTCACGTTCGACGGTATACCGGAAGCTGGAGTGCGACACTCTCTGCAAGCTGGAGAATCTGCTGTTGTCAAGTGTCATGACTGCAGCCGGTTGCCCCATGTCCGACGGTCAGCAGCTGATCATTGGCTTCGATTGGTCCGATAAAGCCGGAAAAATGAACATCCGGAGAGGGAATTAGACACT